CTCTCCCGGGTCTGCGTCCTGCGGCTGCAGTTCTTCCCGCTGTGAGCATCCCATCATTGCGATGGCCGATGCTGCGATGACGATTGCGATGCGCGTCATGCTGGTATCCTCCATTGTGGTTCCTGTTTCCGTCCGAAAAAATATGCACTGTCATTCGGGCTGCGTCCTGTTATGAATTTCGGGACACACCCACGATCCTGCTGCTGCTGCAATTTCCGGGACAAAACCATGAACCAGGTCCAGGCCACGTGGGCACATGAAGTCCTTGCAATGAACCATACATGCTCATGCGCGCAGCCCGGGTGCACACCGCCATTACGAAACGAACGAACGTGGGGACGGGTGCCCTGGGGAACGGTACGTGAGGACTGGTAACTGGAAGGGTTCTGGGGTACGGTTCTTGTTTCGTTTTCTTTCTTCAAGCTCTGAGCGGCTGAAGGGAGGGAGGGAGGGACCATTGTGAGCATTGTGAGCATCGTGCGCATTGGATGATACGATGTCCAGCGATGATCACGGTGACGCGATACGTGAGCGGCCAGCCATGCCTGTGTTGAGAATATCTGCACCTGCTTTTTCATGTGGTCTGTGTGTGTTGTGTCGCAGGGACAAAGCCACAACCCCCATGCATCCCCAGCCGACAGCCGTCTCATGCTACATCCTCCCGCCAGCGAGAAGCGATTGCGCCAGCCAGGGCCAGGTCTTCCCCCAAGGCATAGGCCACTAGCGTTATACGGGGGCAGTAGGGTGTTACGATAGTCTTGAGGAACGGTCCAGGGTTCTTCTCTCTGGGTATAGGGGACTAGGTTTGCTCGCTGGCTTCCGGGCTGTTCGTCCGTTACAGGGAAAAGGTCATTGGTAACATCGGTGATCATCGGATGTTCATATGGGTACGGGGACGGGTGTATGATGCGATGAAGGGTGCTCAGGGCTTTCTCGAAGCGTACCCAGTTGAGGAAGGCTTGGAGGATCATCACGGCTTCTCCTCCGGTCCTACATCGTGAACGCAGACCGCTCCAGGGCTCAGCCGTACAGAGCGTTGTTCATGCTGGACGAACGAAGGGAGCAGGGCACCGGGGAGTTCGTCAGTGATGTAGCGTTCGACTATGACGGGTGACTCCGTTCTCTTGCCGCATACAGCGCAGGTCGTGACTACTGTTTCAGGGAGCGTCATGGGTCATTCTTCCTCTTCAGTCAGGGTGACCGTTCGTTCTATCTTCTCACCACTGGGGTTCATAACAGACAGACCATTGCCCTTCTCGAAGTTGTTCATGAGTCCGGTTGTTCTTTCGCTGACCGTTCGCTTCACCTTCTTCTTCCCGGGACCTGAGGTGACAGAGAGCTTCTGGATGGACTCTGTTAGTGTCTTCAGCATCGCATCGTATGCTCTCAAACGCTCAGGTGCGATCTTGGTCAGCCGTCTGTCAACCTGCCGGAGTATCTTCATGGTGGCACTCCAGGCTCTGGTCACGTAATCCTCCCGCTTCTTATCCAGGACAACGGATGTCTCAATGGGGTACTTGGCGACCATGCGCTTGGCCGTGGTGGGTGGGATACCTAACTGCTTGGCAGTACCTTCTACATTGCCACCGTTCTCGATGACCATGGCGATGAAATGCTGAATGAAGACTTCAGGGTATTTGCTGGTGCGCGCCATTGTGACTCCTTGTCCAGGTACTGGATGAAGTATGGCGGCTACATTCGTGCTGGGGTGTGGCGCTGGTACGAACGAGAAATGGAACGACATCGTGTTGTTTGTCGCTCCATCGTCTTTGTCTCGTTGTGTTGCTCGTTTCCATACGCTCCCTTGCATCCGCTGTTACGATTTTTCAAACAGTTAGTATATCCTATCACACAGCATTTTACAAGACAGCGGACGTGTGCTGCGCTTAAACGAACGAACGTGTTGCTGCATACATCGTGAACGGTACTGGAAGACGTTGCTGTCTGTTCGTTCACTTCGTTTCGGCTCTGCTTGGCTATTGTCGTGTATGCATCTACCGGAGAACCCCAGATGCATAGTACCCAATAGGCATCGTGCCGAAACCATACACATTGTCATATCGCCCAATGATAGATGGCAGTGTGCTTTTTTCGAGGTGTTCCAGTAGCTGTGTCGCGGTTAGTATACACCCTGTTTTCGCCCAAGTATATCAACGCGAACTGAAGGTGTCTCTCCACCACCACCATATCGCCCAAGTATATCAACGCGAACTCATGGTCACTTTTTGGAACTGAATTGCCCAAAGTCGGGAGAACTTTCTGCACAATCTGCAAATTAGTTTAACACAGCAATAAGTGAAGACCGTACATCTATCATTGGGCGAACTGAGGATTTAGGGTACACCTGAATCGTAGCCATCTATCATTGAGCGAAGTCCAGGTGGCCTGCAAGATACCCAATAGGCATCGGGTCGAAATGTCTATGAAAAAACTTGTTAGATTTGTAAAAAGTGTTTGATATGTCCCTCTTATATTCCTTATATTCTGAATTGTTGGTGGGGGAACCACCGACATGTTCTTTTACATAGCAGCTGTGAAGCCCGGTTCTTTCCGTCAGGGGAGTAATGGTCCACTGAGCGTCTCATCCAGAGGAGTTCATGACCGCCCACGTGAGTGGGTCTGAAGATGCCTGACAAGAAGGCGAAGCCACAGTCAAGAGGTTGAAGCTGAAACGCTCTGGGATACCGGAGAGGGAAGACAGAGCGTGTGCGAGGTCCGGAGAAAGCCCGGGTCGCAAGTGAGAGTCAACTCCGTGATGAGCGGAGATTGAGAGACCCAGCCAGCTGTAGATTCAACCTGTGAGTCCAGAAACAGAACCACTTGAGGTGATCTGTTCCCGGTGAGCCGCTCGTATTGACAGACGAGTCTGCTTGAATCCCCGCACCAGCTTGACTGGCGGCAGGATTCAAGTCTGACGAGTGAGCGGCAGAAGCAACACCAGCATAGCGGGAACGGATGTATGACCAACAACAGGGGTTTGAACGGCACGTTGTCGAGCGTCAGTATGATAGCAACTGAAGCGGCTGGCCGTGTAAGAATCTGAGCGGCACCTTTGATGGTGTACGGAAAAGCGGTGGACGCACGACTGGAGCGGTTTCAAACCCGCTCTGGTCCACCGCAACACTTTACAAAACGAAACAAACAACAACGGAGGGCGAAACGATGAAGGAAATCACGGCAAAGAGGAGCTGGACAACGAAGGCCGGGACGCAGGTTACGGCGGCAATCACATTATCCTTAGCAAAGACCATTAACGCGGACGGGTACAAGATGACGGTGGATTGTTGCGAGCTTGGCCCGGTAATTGCCTACATACCCGGACATATGGCGCAGTACGGGCTAACCGCGTTCCCGGCCTACAAGTTACGCAGTGGCACAACCGTTGTCGGTTGCATTGGCAAATTAGCCCTATCTGAGACGGCAATGGGCATTGTGGACGAGATGATTGCCGAGGTTAAGTCTCACCCAGCCTGGGCCGCCAAAGAACGAAAAGTCGCCGAACACGATGCAATGATGGATAAGCTGGATGCCGAGCGTAAGCTGATCTCGGCGGCGTGGTGAGCAACGGAAACAAAACGAAACGAGACGAGGAGCACGACAATGAAGAAAGCGACACACAAAGGTATTTGTCAGGTATGCGGACGGCAGCAGAGACTTCCCGGTGACTTCGTGAGCAAGCACGGCTACACGGTTGAGTGGGGATGGTTCAACGGAGTCTGCCCCGGCTCTGATGAGCTTCCCTTCGAGAAGTCCAAGGACCTGATCGACAAAGCGATTGAAGACGTGAAACAGAACATCGTTGCTCTCCAGGAGGAGATTGAGACGGTGACTGCGGACGGCTTCACGGACTTCGTTTGGGTTCACCACTATGGTCAGCTCAAGATGAGTCACAAGTCCGGGTACACTTGGATGAAGGTCCAGCCTGTTAAGGAACTGAGACGCGAAGGAAGCAAATACACGGCGTGGTACTACTACGTTGAAGGAAGCGAGAAGCGGAAGGAACTCCAGATGTACGGACAGGGCGATGAACTGACCGATGTCTGCCGGACCTTCAACGAACGATACGCCAACACGCTGAGGAAGCGGATCAAGGGTGGTCACGAGTATATCACGTGGCAAGAAGCTCGTATCAAAGACTGGAAGGAAACGGACTGCGAGCCGATCAAGTAACAACGAACGAAACGAAGCCGGGAGGGAGCCACAACGGTTCCCTCCCTTATAGCACGACAGGAGAAGAACGATGGCCGGAACACTAAGCAAAGAGAACGTCATTCAGAAGATCCAGAAGCTGCTTGCACTGGCTGACAAAGCACGCAACACTTCCGAAGGAGAAGCAAGCGCAGCCGCTTCCAAAGCCCAGGAGTTGCTCGACACTTACAACCTCACGATGAGTGAAGTGGGAACGGACGAACAGAAGAAGGGTGACAAGCCGAAGTCCTTTGACGGATTGTTCGCACGCAATACGCTTCGCCAGTACCAGACGAGTTTGTTTGACGGACTCGCACGTCAGTTCGACTGCGTGTGCTTCATACGGACTCAGCGCAAGTGGGACCCAGAGAAGATGAAGAGCAAGAAGACAAAGAGCCTATGCGTTGTAGATCATGAGGCTGATGTGGAAGTCTTCAAGTGGACTTTCGAGTATCTCCTGGAAGCCATTGAACGTATCTACAAGGTGGAGATCAAAGCGGAAGACCTTGAGTGTCGAGAGGAGATGGGACGGAAGATGACGTGGTCAGAGCGCAGAGAGTATCGCTTGAGCTACTGTCTGGGTGCGGTTCACCGGATACTTGAACGTGTCCGGGGAGACCGTGAAGAACGTCTCCAGAAGGATAACAAGTGCACAGCGATGGTCCTGGTGAGGAAGGCTGCGGTGGATAAGTGGGTTGATGAGAACATGAAGCTCAAAGCTGGTCGCTGCTCCCCGGGAGAACGAAGGAACGCAGGTGCGTACCGGAGCGGTGTGAGCGCAGCCAACACCATCTCTCTCCGTAAGGGAGTGGGCGGTGGAAGCGGATCAAACAAGCGTATCAAGTAACTGAAAGGAGCACGACACGAGAGGAAGACGAGGAGAGACGAGGATGTGTGGGAGGAGTCATGACGGCTCCTCCCCTGTACGAAGACTCAGGTGGCAAAGCGTCACCACTACGAATGAAACGAGGATGACCCAATGAAGAAGACAACAACAGCAACGAAGAAGACCGCAGCAAGCAAGACCGCAGCACCGAAGAAGACAGCCACCAAGGAGAAGACCGTGACCAAGAAAGCCGCAGCCGTGAAGAAGACAGCAGCACCGAAGGCTCCCGTGAAGAAGACAGCCGCCAAGAAGGCTCCCGCAAAAGAGAAAGCGAACAGGGCAGCACGTCCCGTAAGTGGCGAAGCGAAAGCCAAGCTCACGAAGCTCAAGAAGGCGAAAGACAAGAAAGCCTTTCTGGGTGAGCTGACCCGTCAGGACATCAAGGACCTGATCAAGCTCTCCGGAGCCTTGGACGGGAAATGCAGTGCTGGTAAGGGCAAAGACGAGTTGGCTGGCGTGCTGATCGTCTTCCTGAAGAAGTAAACAACGCAGAGAGACGGGGAGCCGGGAGCGGTTCCGGTTCCCCGGTAATGCGACCAATGACGGTCTCAAGTCCGTAAGGAGCACGACAATGTCGGTAAACAAAGCAGACGAAATCAAAGCGTGGAATGAGTTCATAGACACGGTTGGAAAGGACGGAGCCATCAACAGTTACTTCACTGAGCTGATCGAAGCTCGTGAGCGTGTAGTATCGAATATCCAGAATGACTTCCCGGCTATCACAGGCGTGTTCATCTCGAAGCTGGATCATGAGAAGCTCCGGATGAAGGCGATGGACCTGAAGGAGAAGCTGGTTGAATCAGAGGAGTGGGATGCCAGGAAGCTCAGAGCCAGACGTCAGGAGATATGGGTCAGCCAGCATACCGTCCAGCACCAGCTTGAAACGGTTCAGGACTTCGCCAAGGACCTGGAAGCTGAACTGGATGCAGTGAACGAGAAGATCAACGGTTCCCTCCCTTACGAGGAGCACGACAATGACGAAGCGTGAAGACAGAAGGAAGCAGAGGACCGGAGACCGCAAAGGGAAGCGTTGCGAGGAATGCGGACGAAGGATCACGAGCGGAGACCTTTGTCAGCGGTGCGAACGCGAACTGATGACAGCTGAGTAACAGAACAGGAGCACGACAATGACTCGAACGAAGCCGCCAACCAAGAGAAGGACGAAGCCGCCAGCGACCAGCAGACGGACGAAGCCAACACTAACAGAGGAGGAACCGAAGACGAACGATGACACGCTGCTTCTAGACGTACTGGAGAGCGGAACTGCCTGTATCAGCAGCACTGGTACTCTCTGCTTCATAGTGCGGACCACCAGACGTAATCCGAAGTACGATGAGCGGATGTACAAGCTGCACTACCCAAGACAGAAGGACGGACAGTGGTGGATGCCGGAGATTACAGGGAGTGACTACTACACGCGTGATAAGCTCTACACGATGGGGCTGATGTTGAATCCGAACGAACCAAACAGGAGACAGAACGATGACCAGAACAACGAAGACGAATGATGAAACAGTTGCTGACTACGCTGACATGGGAGCGATGAAGCTCCACCACGCCACTGCTGAGGAAGCGGTTGACAAGGCGCACGAGCTGGGGATGAAGACGTTCAACGAGGGTGAACACGTCTTTGCGAAGATACAGACGAAGGAAACGGTGACACTGTCGGTGAACTTCAACGGACGGCTTGTGACGCTCTCCTTTGTTCCCCGGGAGAACGCGAAGTCACTGGTGCCTCCTCCGGAATGTATCGACATCCAGGTGCACCACGACCTGATCCAGCGCAGGACTCCTTCCAACAAGGACGTTCCCCAGCAGAAGGCGATACTGTTCAATGGTGGAGAGCGACAGATGCTGACTGGTACGCTTCTTGCGGTTCTCCTCAATGACGAGTACCTGGCCCAGGCATAGAGCCAGGGTCATACCCACCGACAGCATAGCGGCTCAGAGAGCCCACAAGACGGAGCCGGGAGCGGACATGGAGCCGTTCCCGGTTCGAGGAGGAAGAACGATGCCACGAACGAAACACGCGAAGCCCAAGCTGGTCTTCCGATGTGACCCCAGCTACTACAGAAAGAGATTCACGCAGCCGAAGACCAGAGTGATGTTCTGCGAAGCGAAGGACGGACGGAGATGGTTCACGGACAAACGAGTGGCTGTCTGTATTACGGATGTGACGCTAGAGGGATGGAAGCCCATCAAGACTCTCGCTGACTCCAAGGCTACAGGGAGCTGGCAAGCCGAAGGGAAGAAGCTGGTCAGGTTCGCTCCCGCTCCGAACATCGATGTCATCATGCCAACGCTTGGGATGGGACTCCCGCTCACGTTGGTGAAGATGGGGAAGATGGAACAAGACACAAGGTGGAAAGCAGAGTATGAGATTGTCACCGGGAAGTACCTCAGCTTGGGGACAAAGCAAACCGGACCTTCATACAACGCCCACTACACTGAGTGGTTGATAGGTTCCAGACTGCGACTGGAAGCGGCTGACACGCTGAGTCCTCTCGCTGCCTGGGACGGAGAGAAGCTGATTGCGATAGTGATGCCGCTGAGAATGGACTGAAGACGAAACGAACGAAGGAGTACGACAATGAATGACGAACTGAAACAGAAGATTGAAGCTGACGTGACGAACAAAACCGCAATGATGGACCACATTGGAAGACCGTACACGAGTCTCACCAAGCTCCAGAAGCGCATCGTGCACGTACTCTGCTCAAGGAAGGAACGGCAGGGTGTCGATGTAACCCTGTCGATGAAGGAGCTGTTGAAGACTATCAATGGTCACTCCTCCTTCCGGGAGCTGGGGATGAACGAGCTGAAGAAGACCGTGAATGTCCTACTGTCGGTGGACCTCTGCCACCTGGTCGCGTACAAGGTGGGCGTACCAGAAGAAGGAACATCAGACGACACGGCTCACCTGACCAGGCTCCGGGAAGTCCAGAACAAGACCACCCTTGTGGAGGTCACTGGACACATGTACGAAGCCTTCCAACAGTATTGTGAAGCGAACAGAGTCAGGTACAACGTGGAGAAGCTCGTGGAGTGGGTGGACAGCGAGACCGACATGTATGTGAAGACTCTGGAGAAGGTTGTGGAGACTCTCCGGGAGAACTTTGAATTAGGGTTCAAGTCGATGGAGAGCCTTGCGATGTCCTGGCATCAGGAGCAATGGATGAACGAGTTCCAACGCTGCCTGGAGACGATGATTGAGAAGCCTGAGTTGGAGCTGGACGTGTTCCAGGTCTGCGAGGACTTCTGCTCATACATCGAGCGTTCATTGGTCCAGCAGCGAGTGTCTCACGGCTCGAACGAGCTTCGGGGACTCTGCGAACACTGGGACCGGGAAGGACAGAGAGACGTTGTGACAGGCTTTGACCACTATGTAATCCAGAACCTGCGGAAGTATGCTGACAAGAAGCACGACCTGTTCTGAGGAGCGAAACAATGCCGCTGACTGATTGGGGAAGACTGATTGGGAACCTCGTGCGCGAACATTCGAGGGACGAGCTGATTGAGAAGTATATTGAAGCTCAACCAGAGACACCTCGTGAGTTCGCAAAGAAGAACACGAGTGATAAGACGAAGCGACAGCTGGCTGTGATGATAGTCCGGTTGTCTGGTAAGAAGTTCAATGTGTACGGAAACGAGAGGTGAACCATGTATCATAACGGATATTTGTCCATGAGCATTTGTTTTGAAGGACTCGTTCTGGAACTCTGGAACTGTCTGAACGGTTTCGAGTATGTTGAACGGCTCCCGGACGGTGAAGTGGTCCAGCGCAAGATACTCCCGGACCCGGACGAAGCGAAGGAACGAGTCATTGCCCTTGGTATGGACATGGCTCGTTCTATCCTGCCGAAGGTTCCTGGTGAGGTCTTCTATGAAGGCGAACGAAGTGGGACTGTCTTCTGGACGGTCCTCTGGGGGAGAGACGTTCACAAGCGGTTCCGGAAGCTGACGAGTGCCGTTGACTGCTTCATGGAACTCGACAACCAGGAGAAGGGACTGACACTGGCAGCCTGTATGACGGAGACGGATGCGACAGGCTTCCGGACGAAGCGACACGGCTGGAAGCCGCTGCTGCCTGTAGCTGAAGGAGTCTATTCATGAAGACCGTTGAAGGCATACTGGTACTGGACATGGATGACCTCAATGACATCCATGAGGTTGCGAAGGTCTCCAAAGGTACGATCATGGTCATCATCAAGACTGAGAGAGCGGACTATGGTGAGTGGACGTTCTCTGTTGACATCGCGTATGGAGGGAAGCACGGCTTGTTCCACGAGCTGAACAAAGCCATTCTGTTCGCACACGCACTCGAAACGAAGATGAACGAGGAGGATTGAACGATGGGTAGCAAGAACAGAGAGGAACCGAAACGAATGAAGGTGAACCGGATGGGACTGTCAAAGGTCCGAAGTGAGATTGAACGGCTGGTGAAGAAGCGGCAGGAGAGTTCTGACCGCTACATCCAGCTGACGTCACGCCGCAGAGCGTTGGAAGCGCAGAAGGAGAACACCAATGAAATGTCTAGCTGAATCAGCCATCTTCGGAGGAGACGGAATGACGGCCCACTGTCAGATCGTTTTGCGCTCTCACTTCAAGCACGGTCCCAGTGGAGAGAAGCAGGAGGAGTTCGTCACGCACATCCATAATCTTGATGACAGAGGTTACCACTGCGGTGGATACTTCTGGACGTTGAAAGACGCACTGGAGGACTTCTTCAAACGCTGCGACAGAGAGCGTGTTGAAGTCAATCGGATCATCTGGAGGAGGAAGCTCACGTGAACGGCTCCCGGCTCCCCGGATACCGCAGCAGCTCAGTTCCCGGATATATCCGGGAACCCGGGGAGCCTCATATGTGTAGGTTCAACGAGGTTCCCCGGAGAGCGAACGAACCCAATGCAGACATACGAATACCCAGGTGCCCCGGTGATCACATCACCTCGCATGAATTAGACATGTTTATGCATCCCCACCCGGGCAGAATATCCAGAAACCCCCACAAACAGCCCTACTCACCCGGAGGACGGCTGACCCGGGAGAGACACACGAATATACAGGAAGGAACCCAGCGACAGATTCTCGCAGCAACTAGCTGTGCTCTCGAAGGCGATAACAGAACAAAAGAAGGAGACCGGAAATGAGTGAAGAAGATACCAAGATGTGGAGTGTACCGCACTTCCCCACGAAGCTCAGGAACCGCTTTGTGGGCCGTTGTAAGATCAAAGGGATGACAACTGTGGACGTACTCTCTGTCATCGTAACCAAGTGGTGTGAAAAGGAAGAAACGAAAGAACGCAAGGAGCACGACAATGCGGATGAGCAACAAACAGCAACTGTATGACTCCATTCGAGACACGATCAAGTTCACGGCCATATCGTTCTCCAGCTCACCCGTTGAACGGGACGAGTTGGTCAGCCTTGCCAACTTCATCTTCGTGAAGAAGGTTCACAGGTGGAAGAAGGACGGTGGAGCATCGTTCAAAACGTGGTTCAGAAAGGTACTGGTGAGAGCAATGATAGATTATCACGGAGCATGGGAACGAAAGTCAGTCAGCCTGGATGTCCTCCTGGAACAGGGGATGGAATGGGAGGACCCGGAACCTGACCCACTCAAGTGCCTTGCGGTGAAGGACTGTCTGGATGCTTTCTCCGAAGAAGCCCGGCATGTTGTGGACATCATCCTCGAAGGACCAGGTGGGACTCTGGACGTTGGAGGAGAGAGCGGACGAAGCGTGTTGAGCAAAATGAAGCTCCATCTCAAGGACCAAGGGTGGAGCGGTCCGATGATAGGACGGACATTCAAAGAGATTCGTCAGAGCCTTCGCAAGGCCTGGTAACAGAACCCAAGGAGCACGACAATGCCAACAACAACGGAAAGACCGATGACAAAGAAGACCAGAGTGGAAGCGATGATACAGCGCGTCAAGGATGACAAGGAGTTCGCTGTTGGGTGCCTCATGCGCCTGTACTCCTTCCAGACTGTCAACGAGAAGGCGACAGAGCAAACGGTGGAACAGAACGACATGGGCTTCAACGCTTGTGACGCTGAGTTCCTTTCGTCAATGGCGGAACAGTACCAACGGAAAGGATGGCTCAGTGATCGCCAGCTTGCGTTCGCTCAGAAGAAGCTCCAGAAGTACGTTCGCAATCAGCTCATACAGCTGAAGGTAGAACCGCTGCCCATACGTCCTCCTGCGGTGACAATGAAGAAGAAGGAGGACCAGCAGCCGAAGAAACCAACGGTGGTGATGCTGGACAACAACACCCTCAAACTCTTGTTCACCTACAACGCGAAGCGGGTGGAGGAGGTTCGTGGGCTTGAGGGGAGACGGTTCAATGGAACAAAGAAGTTCTGGACCTGCCCGAAGACGGTTGACAATGTAGCCCAACTGATGGACTGGAAGTTCATCATCCCTCCGGAGGTCACTGAATGGTACGAACGAGCAACCACCCCACCGGAGAAGTTGGGTGACATCGAGGTCCCCGGGCTGAAGCACGAACTGTTCGGCTTCCAGAAGGAGGGAGTGGGCTTCATCGAGCAGCGAATGGGACGTGCGTTGATCGGAGACGAGATGGGACTGGGCAAGACGATCCAAGCCATCGGCTGGCTCCAGCTCAACCCCAAAGCCAGACCAGCCGTCATTGTTGTACCAGCGACAGTGAAGCTGAACTGGAAGCGGGAACTTGAGAAGTGGATGCCCAAGCCGAAGGTGGCAGTGTTCTCCGGGAAAGCTCCCATGCCCGTACCAGGAGAGATATTCATCATCAACTACGACATACTGGAAGCCTGGATGCCGTACTTCAAAGAGATGAAACCACGCACGATGATTCTTGATGAGTGTCACTACGTCAAGAACCAGAAAGCGAAACGGACCAAGGCTGTGATGGCTCTGGGGAAGATGGCGGCACACGTCATCGCTCTCTCCGGAACTCCCATTGTCAACCGTCCCATCGAGATGTACACGGCTCTCCGGATGATTGAGCCAGCCATGTTCCCTTCGTTCTGGAAGTACGCTCAGAGGTACTGCGGAGCGAAGCACAATGGCTTCGGCTGGAACTTCAACGGAGCTTCCAACACGGAGGAACTTCACGACAAGCTCAAGAAGTCCATCATGCTCAGACGGCTGAAGAAGGATGTACTGAAGGACCTGCCACCGAAGGTTCGCACGGTCATCCCTCTGGACATCATCAACCGGGAGGAGTACGACAATGCTGAGGCTGACTTCATCGGCTGGCTGGAAGGCCAGGATGTCGAGGACGGTGCTGTTGAGTCCGCCAAGCGTGCTGAGGCTCTCTCGAAGATTGAGAAGCTGAAACAGCTGACAGTCCAAGGGAAGCTCGTGAGCTGCGTCAACTGGATTGAGGACTTCATTGACAGCGGAGAGAAGCTGGTGGTATTCTGCATTCATCGGAAGATAGTGGAGACACTGATGACGAAGTTCGCGGATGTCGCTGTCAAGGTGGACGGGTCCGTCACCGGGAACATGAGGCAGGAAGCTGTGGACCGTTTCCAGAACGAGGAAGGTGTGCGGCTGTTTGTAGGGAACATCAAAGCCGCTGGCGTGGGTATTACCCTGACTGCGGCAAGCAACACCTGCTTCATTGAGCTGGGCTGGACTCCGGGAGACCACGATCAAGCAGAGGACCGTGTTCACCGTATCGGCCAGGAGTCCAATTCAGTGGGCGCATACTACCTGCTGGCTGAAGGTACGATTGAGGAGACCATTGCTGAACTCATCGACAAGAAGCGGAAGGTGCTCACCCGGGTTCTGGACGGGGAGGAAGCCGAAGGAGACTCAATGTTGAAGGAGCTGTTCAGCAGTTTCAGGAAGGACTCATTGTGATTGAAGTGTACTGCGGGAAGTGTAAGCAGTTCATCAACGAGGACCTGGTGGAGGTCCTCAACATCGAAGAAGGATTTGACGGGGCAGACCAGATGACGTTCATCTGCCCCGTCTGCAACGAAGAACAGAAGTCAAAACGGTTTGGGAGGAAGTACGAATGAGAAGCACAGATGAGATAGTGATGAGCGTATTGAGAGGTGAACTGGTTGAAGCGAACGAGCTGAAGACGGCTCTGCTGTTCCTCCATGAACAGGGTTCCCGGTATGCGGCTGCAACGGGATGCCTTCATTGCTTCATTGAATACAAAGAGTCCCTGACAAGACCTCTGGACAAGATGGTGACGGCTGTTGCTGGGACTCCGAAGTTCCAGGACTGGTGCCGTGGTCATCTGAAACTTCTCCAACGGGTGAAGGAGACGGTGGAGCAGTTCTTGAATGAAGCGTTGGGGAAGGAAAACGAAGTTGATGCGGGTGCAACGAAGGATATGCTGGACAGTCTGTTCAGTGAATCCCGAAGACCTGAAAGCCGCAATTGAGGAGCACGACAATGATGACGACAATTGCAGGATGGTTCGTAGCAGTAATGATCTGGGCTCACCTGATAGCCTTCGGGTGTCTCTGGATTGGTTGGGGCGTGAAGATACTCGTCACAATGAAAGGAACGGAACAATGACAAAGCTACAGACAACAGCTCTGATGGTAATGGCGGTGGGTCTCCTCGTGGTGGGGACCTCTGTGGGACTGCTGGGGATGCATATCGGGAAACTGAACGCGAAGATCACCGTGTTGGAGATACAGAACGATGTCGACACGGAAGGCGACACAGGCCTGGAACTCCAGCTGGCAGACCTCGCAACGAAGGTCAGCATTGTCGAGGACAACTGGCCATGGCCTGAACACTTCAGTCCTTGCGGACCGTTGTACTGCGAACACATGAACGATTATTGGGACCAGAAGAAGGGAGCTGAGCGATGAGTTTTGATTTCGAGAAGTTCAGCGTGGACCACAGCGTTGCCATTATCACCGAAGGCTACAAGCAATGCTCCAGAGGATGGATCCAGACCAACTGTCCGTTCTGTCCGAAGGAGATGTGTGTGGGACCTCATCTGGGCTTCAACATTGCGGAGGATTATTTCAACTGCTGGCGTTGTGGGTTCCATCTCCACCTTGAGGTCATCGAGTCCTTGGGTGGGTACTCCCGTGATGAAGCACGCTATGTCCTCAAACGATACTTTCAACCCGGGACCGGAGTGGAGCGGCCAAGCACAGAGCGAAGTCCAACACCCACCTCCATCACCCTCCCTCCGGGAACGGGTCCAATGACAGCAGCACACCGGAAGTATCTTGACAGGCGTGAGTATGATCCCAACATGCTGGAACGGGTCTGGGACCTCAAAGGAACCGGACCCACTGGCAAGTACAAGTTCAGGATCATCATACCCATCACTCACCGGGGACACCTGTGTACTTACCAGGGCAGGGACATAACAAACCGCTCTGAGCTCAAATACAAAGCTCCCCCAGGTGAGGAGGAAGTCCGCTGTATCAAGGACTGTCTGTATGGACTGGATGTCGTCCCCGGCTCCGATGTTGTCATCACGGAAGGAGTTGCGGACGTATGGCGGCTGGGACCGGGAGCCGTGGCCACCTTCGGCATCGAGTGGACCAATGCTCAGGTGAAGCTCTTGAGACCGTTCAAGCGCAGGTTCATTCTGTTCGACTCAGCCGATGTCCAAGCCATACGTCAGGCTGAAAAACTCTCACACGCACTGGGAGCCTTTGATCGCAATACAGAGATCATCGAGGTGCACGACAAAGACCCGGGTGAGATGTCGCAGGACGATGCTGACGAACTGATGAACGAACTTTTCAACAAGAACTTCTAACACGAACACCCTTGTGTCTCGTATAGTATCGCAAACGAAGGCAACACCCATATCGGGGAGAGCGCACGTTGAAAGCGGGTTTCTGGAAGTCGTGCTCCACCGCCAGACGTGTGTCTCTCCCCACCTTCATAACCGGGAGTACGCGATGAGAACACGCACCGCATTTACTTTCCTTTCAACAGCTGAGCCGCTGTCGCTGCCGAAGGCTCTCATTGACTTCATCTTCAAACAAGACCGTCCCAGTGACCTCCTTTCTGCGTGGGTCTGTTACTACAAGATTGCCAAGTGGGGACCGATTCAAGAACGTGCCACGATGAAGTACATCGCCAAGCAGCTGGGCTGGTCCTGTGCCAAGACGAGAAGCGTGAAGGAACGAATGAAGACACTGGAGCTGATACAGGACGTGGTTCATGTCTCCGATACTGGAGTGGTACAGGGACGGTCTGTGAAGGTTCTTTTTCCAGGCACATACAAGTTCAAATCATCTAGCAGGGGGGATTTAGGGGGGACGGAGATATTACATAACAGCCGGGACAGAAAGAAAAAAACTACAAAAAAGAAAGAGAGATCATCAGCCCATATTCGTTTGTTCCCAAAACCGTTCTCCACGTCCAAAGACTTTGCTGAGGCCTGGTCTGAGTGGCTGCAGTACCGGAGAGAGAAAAGCAAGGTTGTGTACAAGACCACGGCCCAACGTCAGATCAAACTCCTCACGAAGTATCCGGTGGACGTTGCCATACAGATGTTATACCAGAGCATCGAACGCTCCTGGACAGGGCTGTTCGAGATACCTACAGACAAACGGGAGAACCCTGACAAGCTCTCCTGTGACGACAGCAAGAAGGTCTTTGGGGTCCTCCAGTCACTCGTCTTCGGGAAGCTCGACAAGGAGGAGCGTGGAATGCTCATTGGGACCTCTGAGTCCATCCTACTGGAGTGGAAGACTTTGCCCGGCTCCCCGTCCTCCCCCAATGTGGACAAGGCGACAGACAGCCGGGGAAGGGTGAACACGTCTGCGCGGAAGTCTGTCAAGTATTACCACACCAGCCCGGAACGGTTTGCGGAGGTGTATGCAAAATGGCTCACGGATTCGAGCCGCAAGTTAAACAACCTGACTCCGGGGAGCCTACACCCAGAGCGGAAACTTTGGAAGATGTTTATCAAAGACGAGGAGAGACGACTGGGCCTGAACTTCTCGACAGGGAGAACGATATGAGAAAGAACAAACCTCCAAAGTACACCGCTGATGAATTGTTCCATCGGTTGGAAGTGAAATACGATGACCCTCAGCGTTATGTAGTCGCCAGTCAGGTTGCGAACGCTACAGGAGCCTGTGTGAACAGTTGGATTGATGTGGTGGTTTTCTTCCTCTGGCCAAGTGACGGTCTCAGAAGAGCTGCGTTTGAAATCAAGGTGTCCCGATCTGATTGGTTGAAAGAACTTCAACAGCCTTTGAAGAATGAAGATGCTCGAAAGTCCAACCATGAGTTTTGGTATCTTGCTCCTGCGGACGTTATCAAGGAGGAAGAACTACCGAAAGATACAGGATGGATGAAGCCTCATGGTCAGGGTCTCTCCATAGTACGTCATCCAGTTCGACATACTCCTGTAGTAGATGATTCGACCATTGCAGCTCTCATTCGTTCTGTGACCTCGTCCCGGTACAAAAAGAGAGTTGTGAAGGACCTTCTTGAGAAGTCCAGAGACTATCGCATTGCCCAAGCTTGGAAGGAAGCTGGCGAACAACTATTGAGAAAATGCGGACAACGTACTGGCTCCATAATCTATCAAGACGAACCCAAAATAATATTGGAAGCTTTTGAAAAGATCATTAACAACGAAAGCGGAGAAGACCGTGTTGCTCAATCAATGATGATACTGGACGAGTTTCAAACGAAGATTATACAACTTCTCCACCTCACTGAAATGCTAGCCGCTCACGGTCTCTATGCGGCTGATGATGCGGGAGTATCTTTGTCGGCTTTGTTTGGATACAGAGACACAGTGTCCCGGAAAGGACTCAAAGACCTTTTGAAAACTAGAATACATATGTATGATCGGAAGAAACTCAAGCGAAAGCTCGAAGCAGTCCGAGACATCTTGGGAAGGGAATCCAAATGAGCGTGATCAAACGGAGACGGAAGACGGACGATGGAATTGAACGCGACATTGTCACTGGAATGATCGTCAGTGACGAGGTCCTGAAGGAGATACAGACGTTGTTTGACCCGAAGCTGATGGAGGTTCCATATGCGCGGACGGTTGCCAACTGGTGCATGACGTACTTCGCTGAGTACAACAAGGCTCCCAAGGTCCACATACAGGACCTTTTCAAGAGCCACAAGCGGAACGAACTGGACGAGGACCTGGCTGACCTCATTGAGGACTTCTTGGCCGATATCTCAGCTGAACACGAGCGAACGGAACACTTCAACGCCCAGTACATTCTTGATCAGGCTGAGAAGCGATTCAGGAGCAAGAGCCTTGCAGCGTTGTCGGAGGATATGAAGACGGCTCTGGCCTCAGGCGAACCAGACTCAGCAGAAGCGATGCTCACTGGATACAAGCGTATTGCACGTCCTCTCTCTAATGACGTGAATCCGTTCATCGACAAAGATGCCGTGCTGGATGCCTTCGAGAACGAGAGTGGACCGCTGTTCACGTTCCCCGGAGCGTTGGGACATCTGCTCAATGAACATTTCGTCCGGGAAGGCTTAATTGGTTTCATGGGTCCAGAGAAGCGGGGCAAGACCTGGTGGCTCATGGAGACGGCTATCAGAGCTGCGCGTGCTCGCAACAATGTCGCCTTCTTCGCGGTTGGCGACATGAGCCAGCGTCAAATGATCCGAAGGTTCCATACACGGCTTGCTGGCAAATCGTACTTGACCAAGTACTGTGGACGCATCCTGGTCCCGGTTCTGGACTGCGTTCACAACCAGACGGGCATCTGTCGGAGTCCGGACCGTGAATGCCGCTCGAACCTAATGGATGGAGAGAAGCTGCTGGACTTCGCTCACGCTCCGGATGACTACAAGCCGTGCTCGTTCTGCGACAGAGACATTGAAGGTGCCATCTGGTATCGGGAGCGGCCACCTGTCGAACCGCTGACGTGGAGAGAGGGACTGAAGACAGGTCGCAAGTTCTCCCAGCGGCTGAAAGGACGTGACTTCAAGCTCATCGCGTACCCCAACAGCTCAATCAACGTGTCTGGGCTTGAAGCTCAGTTGGACATCTGGGAGCACTATGAAGGATTCATTCCAGACGTCATTGTCATCGACTATGCAGACATCCTTGCGAGCGAAGACCTGAAAGCGAACGATGAACGACAACGACAGAACGAGTCCTGGAAGGCTCTCAGACGTTTGAGCCAGATACGGAAGTGCCTCATCATTACAGCTACACAAGCCGATGCCGCTTCATATGAAGCCGGAATTCTCAAGATGAAGCACTTCAGCGAAGACAAAAGGAAGTACGGTCACGTGACAGCGATGGTTGGACTGAATCAGACTCCGGACGAGAAGCTGAAAGGCATTATGCGATTGAATATGATC